GAGTTGACATTTGATACAACTGGATATATAATAATGACAGAGCAGGAGAATTATTATGACAAAAGTCATTATTGCAAAATCAAAAATTGATTGCGAGCATTTGCTTGGTCAATTTCTAGATGAATCTCATTTTGATACTGTTATCAATGAAGATACCGATTGCTTCTTTCAGAGCGAAGATGAAAGCAATATTGCATTTAAATTCCGCAAAAACTATTTCAGCAAAGAACAACAAGATGCTGCATATGCAGGATTGCGTGAAGCAGCCACACAAACACAGAACCGTGGTCTTGCTGCTGGACCAAAGGGCGAAAAGTGTGGTGGTCGTGAGTGGGTAACTGAATTTCAATTGCGTGCTATTGACTATCTTAAGAAACAAGCAGAGAATTCTGTCATTCAAGTCAATGTAAAAGAAGAAATTGAATCATTGCGTGCAAGATACGAGAATGAAGAAACTTCTCGTGGTCTTGTTTGGTTGAATGCGAAAGTCAAAGAAGATGAATTTGATTTTGAAACTTGGCTCAAGAAAGTCGTCAAGATGCCAATCAAAGAGCGTAAGGATGAGGCTCGGGGTGTTGAAGAAACTTATATCTCCGACACCACTTATGCCAATGTTGTATTCTCGGGCATTGCTGGTTGGTTTGATCGTTATCCTCGCATTCCGTATGGTCGCGCAACAGCATATACTCAACACTCATACGACAAATTCAAACTTGCGTTTCCATTCTTACAAACATTGGACCGTGGTTTCGCTGAGTTGCTACCAACTCGTCATGCTGCACAAAGAGAAGCCGCTGATAAAATCGATCCAGCATTTCTGGTTCCAGAAACAGTATTCACTACGATTACAGTAAACAAGACTTTTAGAACAGCAGCACATCGTGATGCTGGTGACTTCTCAAACGGTCTGAGTAATCTTCTTGTTCTATCGAATAATGGAAACTTCACAGGTGGATATCTAATTCTACCTGAAGTTCGTATTGCTGTGAATGTGCGACCAGGTGACTTGTTGTTAGTTAATAATCATGAGTACATTCATGGCAATACACCTATTGAAATGCAAGATGAAGTCGCTGAGCGTGTGAGTCTTGTTTGTTACTTGCGCGAGAAGATGCTCGAACTTGGGAGCAAAGAGTATGAAGATCATCGATTTAATTATGTTGAGTGCCGTCGAAAGAACAAAGAACACCGACTCCAGCGAAGACTTTGGAATGGCATTTCTGAAGGAATGTGGGATGAACAAGAGTGGTATGACTACTTGGAGAAAAGGGGTGGAAGAGCAATGGTCGAAAAGTACCATCCGAAAGCATACGAAAAGATTTCTACCCTAGAAGATTTGTTCGCTTAATATGTGTGCAGTAATTGGTGCCCACATTGAGAAACCAAGTGCTTCCGATTTGGTCACACTTGCAAATGTTTTTCGTGAATCTAGTATTCGCGGATTGCATGCAACTGGCTTATCATGGGTGCGAGATAATCGAATTCATACGATGATCTCTGCAACTCCAGCAGGAAAGTTTGTTGAGGCTTTTGATTTAAAGACTACAATCAATGAAGACGGCAATCTGTATCTGATTGGTCATTGCCGCTATTCAACATCTGATTTAAATTACAATCAACCACTTTGGGATGAAAGTCTCGCGATTGTTCACAATGGCGTTGTAAGTCAAGAGATGCCAGAGAAGTGGAAAGATCTTTATGGTTATGATTGCAAAACTCGCAATGATTCAGAATTGATTCTTCATACAATTAAAGCAAAGAAGTCTCCGCTTGTAGAGTTTGCTAATGCTTCAATGGCAGTAATTGAACTCTATGCTGAAAAGAAATTGCGTTTCTATCGCAATGGAAAGCGTCCAATTTATTTTACTTCTTTGCCAAATGGCGGTATAATTACCTCAACGAAAGATATCGCTACACGCGCTGACTTGTCAGGTTCTATCGAGATTGATATGAATTCATATGTGACCATGGGCAAGAGTGTCTTTCACAAAGAGTTTGTTCACATTGATAACGCAAAGGACCTACAGCATGTACGATAAATCAACGTTTACATATGGTGCCGAAATTGAATGGGGTGATATTGATCGTCGTATGGAGATTCCTCCGACTCTCGGTAAGTGGGAATATGCTGAAACAGATATTGTAAATATTCATCCACCGTTTGAATTTCGTGCTTGCGATCCACTCGGCAAAGAGCCATGGATGGGTGGTGAAGTCAATATGATGCCAACTAAGACTTGGCAGGAACAAGTTGATCGTGTGATGAGACTTTATAGCATGTTTATTGAGTATGGCAACAAGCCTTCAGCTTCTTGTGTCAATCATGGTCATATTCATGTCTTTGTTCCAGGATTGAAAGATGATATTGCTGGACTCAAACGTTTGATTGGATACATTCAAGACAATCAAGAAGATACGATTCAAGCCTGTTATCAGTTCTATGAAACTTCTGAGATGAAGCAGTGCGAAGGTGCAAAGATGTATCTGAAGTTTGATGGTGGTCGCCCAATGCCTGAGTATATGTGCGACAATATTATTGAACTTGCGACTGACTTCAATCACTTTATCAAACTCCATGCTGCTGGTAAAGATGGCGTATCAATGGGTCGTCCATTCCGATTTGCAATCAACACTTACTGCATGAAGCATACTGGTACAATTGAATTCCGATGCTTCCGTTCTACCACGAAGCGAGAAGAATTAGAATCTCAATTCAGATTCGTGGAATTGTTCATGGATGCTGCGCTGAACCAGGGTCCCTCAGTTCGTGAGATTCTCGCTAATAATACATTCAAGTTTCCTCCATTTGTATGGAATCTGGATGAGTATCATGGTTGGCAGCAAACCAAATATCCAAAGGAACGTGGTGAGAAGAAACGCGAGTTCCATGACGTTGCGTGAAACAAGTCGCGATGAATTTGTCGCGCATATAACTGAAAACAAAGCAGACTCTTTTGCCAAGACTTTTGTGGCGAAAGCAGATATGCAGGCAATCTGGGATAACTGTATTGGTTGCTGGGATACTAATGAATTGATGGGTGCAATTATTACCACCCGATCAAAGCGCACTCCCTATGTCTTTAATCTTCAGTTGCTTCATACTTTTGCCAAACATCGTCGTAAGGGCGTTGCAAGAATACTGACTCAAAATTCTCTTGATCGAGCGCAAGGTCTTGGCACCAGTTACTATAGGGTGTCGGCTGAACCCGATGCGGTTCCATTCTATGAATCTATGGGCTTCAAATTCTTGGGAGTGCAGAAAAGTGGATGCTCGCTGAGCATGTTCAAGATTAATGGTAACAATTTCGCCGATGGATATTATGATTTTACAGACGAAAAGATAGCAAAAGCAGTTACTCGAAGGGGTAAAGGTGGTTGTGTAAAAATCTATGTAAACGGAGAAACTCGCCTGTTGATCGCTTAAAATTGCTGTTTACTTTTGCATTTAAATCATGTATACTTGTATCTGTTAGTTAATTCCGACTAACAAAACAACCCAGACGATGGGTAACTAAAGGAAATTTCATAATGAATATTATCTCTAATGTTGGTGCACCTTCGCGTGCAATTCTTTACATCTTTCGCAAAAAAATTGCTCCCCATAAGATGTATATCGGTATGAAGGATTATAATAAGGGTAAAGACCCAGCCTCATACATCACTTCTGCTCAATCTGACGAATTTTGGGAAGATTATGCAGCAGGTAAACTCGAAAAAGTAACTCTGTTCCAAGATACATCTGAATACATCTCTGCTTTAGAGTGGTTTGGTATTGACTATCTTGTCAACAGCCATAGTGAACTTTCGTATCACCTGTCTTCAAATGGACATCGTGGTAATGTCAAGTTGAAGCCAGCAGATATGCAGCGTCTTATTGGAATCGTCGAAGGTACGATTGTCCCGAAACCAGATAAGAAACTCAATCGGGTTGAATTGATTGATCAACTTGTTTCTGACGTACAGAATGGAATTTATCCATCTGTCATGGTTGATATTGCTGAAGCAAAAAACTTTACTGAAAACCAAGTCAAGGGTGTTTCCCTTGATCAGCACCAAGTTGATGAAATTGTGCGTCGCATGACAGAACATCCTGAAAGGGCGCGTCAAGAAATCAAGCCACTTGTTGCAACACGACTTGCTGATGGTTCTATTCGTTTGCTGAATGGTCACCACACTCGTGAAGCAGTGAGCCGAGCGCGTGGATGGAAACAGGTTCCTGTTATCTATCTCCCTGTTGACGCATTTGGTGGAGAAGAAGAACGTGATTCTAACTTCAATCTCTTTGGGTTGAAGATGAACCCACAGGGGTTTGTCTTATCAAAGTCCACCACAAAAGAAGATTGCGTTCGTGATCTTGAAAAGGAAGTCGATCGAATTGGTTTGGATCTTTCGCATTATCAAGACAGAGAGCGCACCAAAGATATTGCTATCCAAACATATGGTGGCGCAGATCTTCTTGGCTCAACCGCAGCCGCAATTGGAGTTTGGAAAACTGTCGTAAATAACTACGAAAAAAATCGTGCAGCGACTCGAGTTGGGCAAATTTCAACATACTCTGATCGTGAACTGATTGTGATCAAACGCCAAAAAGAAGCAAGTGGATATTCTGTTGTTACTGCAACATTTAAGCAAGCTGAACATGCCAAGGCACTTGGCTATATTTTGCGGCATATGAAGAATGAAGGCATGGATAAGGGTGCGATCATTTTCCATTGCAGAACTCCTGAAGAATATGCACATGAGCAAAAAGAACAGTGGATTAAAGACACATCTGATACAATCAAGCATCTCAATTTGAATGTTGAGATTGATGTGTTGCCCTGCATAAAGGGAGAAAAAGACACTGTTTATAAAATGCACTGTGCTGCTTAATTGTGTCAGTGAACGTCACTAAAATAAGACGTGAACAATTCATCCGCTGGTATGCGTGGTCAATGCAATTTGGCGACTGCGATCCAGCGGTATGGATGACAAACTATCTCCACCAGCGATACGAACACAATGACGAAGAACGTCTGTGGTTTGCATGGCTTTATGGTAACACCTACCAATTGCCAACTGCATGGGTTCTGAAAAATGAATTTCCAGACTATGAACTCGCCACTGTGGATCGTATCACCTGGTGGAACTCTAGTAATTATACTAGATTGCGCTATCAAACAGACACAAAGTGGAACAAGGGTCATTTGCCAGCCATGTTCGAATCTTATCAAAAATTTATTGGCAATAGAACACAGCGAGAAGTTTTGGAGAATTATTATGGCGACAACGAACAACAATCTTTCAACAACCTTTGGAATAATCTTAAAAACTCTCTTCACAAATTTGGTCGCTATTCCACTTGGTTTTATATGCAGCATCTCGCTCATACTGCTGGCATTAACTGCATACCTACTTCTCTCATGCTTGACGATTATTCTGGGTCTCGCTCACATCGTAATGGCTTGCATCTTGCCCTCGGCGAAGATGACAAGTACGATACAAGACTTACTGCTGCAGAATGCGATGACCTTGAAAGTAAAGCGAAAGACATTCTCGAAGAAACAAGAGGAAGATTCCCTGGTTTAAAGAATCAGATTGATTTCTTCACGATGGAAACTTGCCTTTGTTCGTTTAAGAAAATCTTTCGTGAACACCATGGACGTTATCTTGGATATTATCTCGATCGCCAATCTGAAGAAATTGAAAAGGCAGAAGGTGATGATTGGGCTGGCATACAATGGAATGTTTTATGGCAAGCAAGAAACGAAACACTTGAACTTACTCTTGCACAACGCCAAAATATTAAACCTGAAAAGTTTACTTATTTCTTAAGAACAGGTAGAATAGAAAGAATGGACTGGATGTTCGATGATGAGCAACCAGTGAAGGAAGGTTTGGAGGCATTATGGTAAAAGTGATTGCGATGGGTGGTGAACCAGCAACTGGTAAGACCACTCTGATGTTCAAGTTGATTTCGATGGCTGATGATTGGAAGATCTGTAAGCCACAGAAACTTCTTGATGCCATGTATTCAGAAAAATTAAACCTGTATATTCTTGGCAAATATGCAAATGATGGTAATGTGTTTCAGGGAACAGATCGTTTGTCAATGGCTGTACAACCAGACGCTGAGAAGTTCTTCATGGAATTAGATTATGAGAATGCGAATGTGAACGTAATCTTCGAAGGCGATCGATTGTTCAATGGCAAAATGCTGGATCAATTGTCAGCAGCATTTCCTGATTCTTTTAAAGTGTTGATTCTCAAAGTCAAAGATAGTACACTAGATCAACGTCACATTGATCGCAAAGATGATCAAGATGACAAATTCAAAAATTCTCGTAAGACAAAAATCTCGAATATCATGGGGTCACTAACTCTCATGGACTATATAGAGACAATGGTCAACGAAAATCTCGATGATCAGGCGAAGATTATTGATCATATTAGAAAATTTTACAACTGGAGTGAATAATTATGCAACTTGAAGTTCCTGTAGAAAAACTACGTTCATTTAAACTGTTCGTAGCAACACCGATGTATGGTGGTATGGCTCATGGCATGTATCTAAAGTCTTGCCTTGACCTACAATCAGTTTGTTCTCAGTACGGCATTGAAGTGCGTTTCTCATTTATCTTTAATGAATCTCTCATTACTCGTGCTCGTAACTATCTCGTAGATGAATTCCTTCGCGCAGAAGGTTTCACTCACCTCCTCTTTATCGACGCAGATATTCATTACGATCCACGCGACGTGGTTGCTCTTCTTGCGCTTGATAAGGAAATTATCGGTGGTCCATATCCGAAGAAGTCCATTAAGTGGGGTGCTGTGAAGGAAGGCGTGAAACGTCATCCAGACATTGAACCATCAGATATGGAAAAACTTGCTGGTGATTTCGTCTTCAATCCAGTTCCTGGCACTGAGAAGTTCTCTGTTGCTGAGCCTGTTGAAGTTCTTGAGATTGGCACTGGCTTTATGCTTATCAAACGCGAAGTGTTTGGTAAGTTCAAGGAAGCGTATCCAGAGTTGCGTTATCGCCCAGACCACGTTGGTCAGGCAAACTTTGACGGCACTCGCTACATCCATGCATATTTCGATACAGTAATTGATCATGGTCGCTCAGATCGTTACTTGTCTGAAGACTATATGTTCTGCCAGTGGTGGCGTAAACTTGGTGGTCAGATTTGGCTCTGCCCATGGATGAAGACGCATCACATCGGAACCTATGCATTCACTGGTGATATGCCAGCCGTTGCAAACTTTGTTGGCTCTCTCTAATAAAGAAACTTTGTTATGATTGTAGGTTTGGTTGGCTTTATTGGAGCAGGTAAAGGCACAGTTGCAGATCTCTTGGTAGAACGTCATGGTTTCTTCAAAGAGAGTTATGCAAATAGTCTCAAAGATGCTTGTTCAATCATTTTTGGTTGGGATCGTCAAATGCTTGAAGGTGCTACACCTGAATCAAGAGCATGGCGTGAACAACCAGATGAATGGTGGTCAGAAAAACTCGGTCGTGAGTTCTCACCAAGATTAGCACTCCAGCTAATGGGCACAGAGGCAGGGCGGGATGTATTTCACCCTGACCTCTGGGTCCACACTGTGATGCGTCGCTGTGAAAATGCACCATTGAATAATTATGTGATTGCTGATGTTCGTTTTCCAAATGAAATCAATGCAATTGTAAATTCTGGCGGTAAAGTCATTCGTGTTCGCCGTGGTGAAGATCCAGAGTGGTATGCCCTTGCTCGTGAGTGCAATACCTATAACAAACAAGAAATAATGCGCAATGCTTATCCAGAAGTTCACTTTAGTGAGTGGGCTTGGATTGGTGCGCATTATGATATTGTGATGGACAATAATTGTTCGTTAGATGAGTTGACTGTAAGGGTTGACAAGTTGGTTGATTCGTTATATAATAATCGTGTTGAAGCAAATGAGGTCGTTAATTATGAAACTTTCTGAAAATACTGTGCATGTCTTGAAAAACTTTTCAAGCATCAATCAGAGTCTGCAATTTAAGTCTGGCAACACTCTGAAAACAATTTCACCACTGAAAACAATCTTTGTTGAAGCCACCGTAGAAGAAAACTTCCCCAAGGAGTTTGCTCTTTACGATCTGAATAAACTCTTGGCAAAGGTTTCTCTTTACAAGGATGCTGATTTGTCGTTTGATGATGACAAACTCAATATCAGTGCAAATAAGAAGTCTGATTACATCAAGTATTGCTCGCCGAAGGTTATTGTAACTCCACCTGATAAGTCAATCACTTTTGGTGCACCAGATTGTTCGTTTACAATCTCTCAAGAAGATCTTGATTGGATGAAGCGTTCTGCAGGTATTTCTGGTTCGCCGAATTTTGTTTTTGAGTGTGATGGTTCTTCAATCTTCTTTATTGCAACTGACGTGAAGGATGATTCTGCTGACCAGTCTAAGATTGAAATTGGTACAGTTGAAGGCGGCAGCACGTTCCGTGTTGTGATGAAGGTCGAAAACTTTAAGTTGCTTGATGGCTCTTATGATGTTTCGATCGCAAAGAAGGGTTTGGCTCAGTTCAAGCATAAGTCAATTCCGATTACATACTACATCGCTATTGAAGCAGCAAGTTCTTCTTTCGGAGAGTAATATGAAAGTAGATAAAGCAAAGGTTCTGGGATGCCTACAGGAAATCTCAAACTCACTTACTCGCATTGAAGCCGAGCGCGATCTGATTAAAGAAATTCTTCAGAAGATGCAGGACGAATGCGAACTTCCAAAGAAGTTGAGTCGAAAACTGGCGAAAGTTTACCACAAGCGTAATTATGAGGAAGAAATCGCAGAGCAGAGCGATTTTCAAACTGTCTACGAATCTGTGGCTAAATAATCTTATTGGGGTGCAATTTCTTTTGACGGCACTATCCGCCAGACTGCTCGCCGTGAGGGTTCACCTCCTCCACCCCAACCTCTCTTCGGAGTTATATTATGAATGAAGCGTTGTGGGTTGAAAAATACCGTCCTCATACTATTGCCGATTGTATTCTTCCTGATGAATACAAGAGCACTTTCCAATCTTATGTTGA